ACACCGTAAAAAAACGCACCGATAAAATAATAAAAGTTTTACAAGTTGACAAAGTGGATCATCCAAATGTCGATATAGCTACCGATAATCTTAAGGTGCTTTCTGGCATAAATCTATCCAGGTTTGACATTATTGATCTGGACGCATACGGATGCCCATTTGCACAGCTACAAATACTATTCAACCACAACTACACAGGAAGAGTGTTTGTGACATACATCCAGACACACCATGGTGCATTGCCTCATGGGATCCTGAAGCAGTCTGGCTTCACAAAAGAAATGATCAGCAAATGCACTACCCTCTTCAATAAAAACCCAATGCAGGTTATGGAACAATACCTAGCAAACAACGGAATCTTCTCTTATTCAATAAAATATGTTGACAGAAAACACTACATGTGTTTTGATGTTCCATATCTAAAGGAGATTCAAAATGATTAAAATTTATGAACCGAAAGGGAGAGCCAGAGAATATAGTCCATTTGCTATGAACTATTTCAAAGGCTGTGATCATGGATGTAGCTATTGCTATGTCCCAAGAATGATGAAAGTGTTTAATCCCCAATATTGCCATGATAATGTTTCCGTTAATATGGCTGGATTGTGGAAAGAGGCAGAAAGGTTTTCGAAATCAAAAAATAGCGGAGAACAGGTTCTTTTAAGTTTTACTGGTGATCCCTATTGTGGACTGGAATCGGGAGAAACTAGAGATGTGTTGTGTGCTTTCCATGAGCATGATATCCATTGTTCCATCTTAACCAAGAACCCAAGAAAAGGGATAAATGATATCGATATAATGTCCGATATGAGGCATTTTAAAATGGGAACTACCTTGACCTTGCTTGATCCTGATCTTTCAAAAATGTGGGAACCAGGAGCTCCGATAGGAGAGGAAAGAATTAAAGCCTTAAAAGTGTTTGCCGATAATGGGATAAAGACATGGGCAAGCTTTGAGCCTGTTATTGATCCAGTGGAATCCTTGAAAATGCTAGAAATTGTTTCCGGATTCATAGATCATGTGAAGATAGGGAAAATAAATAACCATCCTCAAGAAAGACTAATTGATTGGGTGAAATTCTTGAAGGATGCCGTTTCAATATGCAGGGACACAAATATGAAGTTTTATGTAAAAGATGATTTGGCAAAGTATGCCAATGGAGTAGTGCTTTCAAGAGAAGAAAGAGACAAAGATTTTCTAAATGTGTGATAAGATAATATCCGCATAATGAGTATCGAATGATTAGAACCGCTGAATGTGTAACGCCGAAGCATCCCGTGGGACGCATAATATGGCAACGACCAAAAAAGACAAGCCAAAGAAACCCGTAGGCAGACCGCGCATTGAGCTTGATCCAAAGCAAGCCAAAATTTTTGGCTATTTCCGTGCCACATACGACACAATGGCTGAGCAGATCGGCTGCCACGTAGATACAATCCGAGCTGCTATGCAAAAAGAAGATTCTGAGTTTTCCAAGGCATATAAAAAAGGATTTTCGTCAATGAAGATGAAACTGTCCGAAGCTCAGGTCAAGACAGCGATTGAAGAACATAATCCTACCCTTTTAGTTTGGCTCGGAAAACAATATCTCGATCAGAAGGATAATCCAATGCCGGATGAGGATGTGAACAAAAATTATACAGTTATATTAGTGCCAAAAAAGCAGGCAGAAAGTGATAACAATTAGATTACGAGAAGAGGATTTTTTGTCACACCAATGGCAATTCTTGAACGACTGGTCAAGAACTTTGGGGTTAGTAGGTGGTCTCGGCTCAGGAAAAACAATCAGTTTTCTCTACAAAGCATTACTTTGTCTCACGAAAAGACCGGGAGCAATCGGCAAATCTAATATAGGGATTGGTTATCCAACTTACGAAATGGGGAAATCTTTATTCTTTTTTCCATTTTGCGAAATACTTGACGAATGCAAAATAAATTATGTCTCAAATATATCTAATCTTTTAATAAAAACTGATTTCGGCGATTTGCATATCAAATCTATTTCATATCCTGAGAGAATAGTTGGCGAGACATTTACGGATGCAGGAATTGATGAAATAGATATTATTCCGAAGCAAAAAGGGCTTAGAGCAGTAAATCGCTTCAGAGAGAGATTGAGAGGTAGAAAAGATAGTCAATTGTTTATGGTCAGTTCTCCAGAAGGTTTTTCAACTTGTTATGAAGTTCTTCAGGAAAAACCAAATCCAGGGACTAAACTAATTAGAGCCAAAACAACTGATAATATATATCTTTCTCAAACATATATAGATGATTTATTAGCAAGTTATGACGAGAAAATGGTTAATGCATATATCCGGGGAGAGTTTGTCAATCTGAATGGGATACAGGCATACTATGCTTTTTCCCGTGATAAGCATATCAGAAAAGTAGAACCACCTATGCCAAATGACATACTGCAGATTGGTATTGATTTCAATGTTGACCCAATGACAGCAGTAGTAGGATATTGGCGAGGTGACACGCTTTATGTCTTTTCTGAATATTATCTCCGCAATTCAAATACATACCAAATGGCTGATTTAATTGCTATTAATTATCCAGATAGATTACTTGTTATTTATCCTGATTGCACAGGTTCGGCGAGAGAGACAAATGCTTATATAAGTGACTTGGAAATATTGGCGAGAAAGGGATGGCAATTAAGATACAGGCATGGCATTTCGCAACGCAGGTCGCTCAATATTACTAATGGAGAATTTGCTCATAATAGAATAGTAATTGATCCGACCTGCGTTCATCTTATTGCAGATCTGGAACAAGTGACGACAGACCAAAATGGGATGATTGAGAAAGAAAAGAATACGATGCTAACCCATATTTCTGACGCATTAAGAAATATAATAAATCTAAACAAAATCAAAGAAAATGATTGGAGAATTGCCTAATGAATACAATAGAGCAAAGCAAGGCAGAAGCACTAAGAAAAGATAATAATGTAAGAATGAATAATGCTGTTAAAAATATTGATTTTTATTATAATAATCAATATGAATATACAAAAGAAGAAATGCAGAAAAGATACCCGGCAACCTTCAAGGATATATATAATTACATTATCACCGTGCCATTGACGAAATCTCTTATTCTTCAGCTTGCTAAAATCTTTCAGCGAGATCCGGAAGTTAAACCGGATACAGATAATCAAAATATTAAAGACGCAATTTCTATTGTATTTGATCAAGCGAATTTATTTGGCAAGCTCAAGATTATAGATAGATTTACTGAACTCTGTGGAAAGATTGGTGTTATCCCGATTTGGAATCCAATTACAAAAAAGGTGGGACTTGATATTCTGACACCAGATCGCTGTATTGTAATTACTGATGGCAATTTTCCCGATACCCCAATTAAGGTGATGTATCGCATTAACACCCAGAGTAATAATCTATTGCCAGCTCGGACTGATATTTGGGCAATCTGGACTGCAGAAACTTATACTGAAGCAACACTAAAAACTGATTATGAGATTGATAAAATTATAAAAGAATCTATTCCCAATCCTTACGGCAAAATTCCTATTGCCTGGTTTGAA